CCAATGGCAGGGCCGGTCGGTCTTGCTTTTGCTCTTCGTTACCGTTACACAGGGGAAACTCTTGGTGAAGGTATCGATGGTAAAACAGGCGCTGGTAACACTCCAGGTGGTCAAGCTGGTATTCTTGCTGGCGCAGCCGGTCAAGAAGCTGGTTATAACTACTTGAATACTGCTTACACTGGTACATCAGCAGACTACCTCTCAGGTACTGGTTCATCTGACTACGGAGTTGACAAGCTCATCTCTGAAGCAGACGCTGGTGTTGCTGCTATCCTTGCGAATTTCGAAGTTACAGGTAATATTCCTTCCTTCGAAGTATCGTTCGAGAAAACAGCAGTTGAAGCTGGAACACGTCGCTTAGGCGCACGTTGGTCAGTAGAACTTGAGCAGGACCTTAAGAACATGAATGGTATCGATATCGATACTGAATTGACAAACGCTATGTCGTATGAGATTCAGGCTGAAATCGACCGTGAAATGCTTGTTAGAATGATTCAGGTCTCCCTCAATGCAGGTCAAGGCGCTGGTTATTCTATCTGGGCTCCTCAGTCAGCTGATGGTCGTTGGTTAGTCGAACGTAATCGTGATTTCTACCAAAGATTAATCATCGAAGCAAATCGCATCGCTGTTCGTAATCGTCGTGGTGCTGCAAACTTTGTTGTTGCAACTCCTCGCGTTTGCGCTATCCTTGAAATGCTCCCTGAATTCCAGTGGGTACCTGTTCAAGGCAATGTTAACACACAGCCTGTTGGTGTAGCTAAGATCGGTAATCTTGGTGGTCGCTTTAATGTATATCGTGACACTAGAACAGAAGGTAACAATGTAAATGATACAGCTCGTCCTGAGTACGCGCTTCTCGGATACAAGGGACCAGAATTCTATGACACTGGTATCATCTATTGCCCATACATTCCGGTTATGGTTCAACGCACAATTGGTCCTAATGACTTCGCTCCTCGCGTAGGCTTGCTTACACGTTATGGCGTTGTTGATAATATCTTTGGTGCTAACCTCTACTATCACACGATTCTTGTAACTGGACTCGGACAAGCATTCACTCCTGCTTCGCAGAGCGTATACTTTTAATCCTTGATCATATAAGATCTACAAACTTAAAGGGCTATTACTTTCGTAATAGCCCTTTTTTTTTTTGTTTACTGCTTACTCGTTTTAATATGAACCATATCTGGATCAATTAAATCACCTGCATACTCGTCAATTAGAGTCTGGCTTGATGCTCTTACCGGGTTAATATCAATCCCGCCACGTCGGGCATATAAACACATCACTAGCAATTCACTTGGATCGAATGCGTCTTGCAATCGCTTATAGAAACATTCACAAATCTCTTCATGGAAGTGACATTCATCTCTAAACGATACTACATACTTTAAGATACTATGAGCGTCGATAGCGTTCTTAGACTTAATATGAATGAAGACATCGCCCCAATCTGGCTGAGAAGTAACACGGCAATTACTCTTAAGTAGACCGGAGTAGAACTTTTGTTCTAAATCTCTATCACGAGCTACTGCTTCGAGAAGGCCAGGTGTTTCTGTATACGTATCAAATGTAGTTTTACTTGTATCGATTAAATCTACATTAAGATAATCATCAATATCCCAAGCCGATGTAGGGCTATGAAACTTTTTATTTACACGTACCCCTGATTGAAACGATACAGCTACACTCGTCTCGAGTAGGTTACTTAGGTCTTTTGAGGCGATTTCTTCAAAGTTTTTTACAGCCTCATCGTTATCAGTACCCATTTTAGTCATATTAAACGAGTTAAAGTATAGCTTAATACTCTTACTCTCGACAATATACTTGCTACTACATGGATATACACATTTTACAATGCCTGTAACCGGCTGACCATTCTTCAAAAGGAATGAACATTCATATGCATTCCATGTATCTGACCCTACAAACGGTAGATCGTCTTCGAAAATATTAAGATATTCTCTATTACTACTCCGTGGTTCTTTAACTAGTAAACCAGCATCATACGTACTCTTGTACTGAGACGTCTGACCCAAGTGTTTACTAATATTACTATTATCTAATTTACTATTTCCCATAATTATCAATTGTATTATATATTATTTCTAAACGTTCTTCAACGGTGCCCCTCAATCTTACTACATCAATACCGTAATGATCGATAGCAGTTTCAAATAAGTTAATGATCGTATCTCTGAACGACATGTTATTGCTTCTTTCACCGTCATCGACTAACGGGATATCCGGTTCCGTATAGAATATTACATCTACCTTATGCACCAGTTTCTTAAAGAGATACTCGCAGTATAGCATAGTCTCAGGATCAGTCTTTTCATTATGATACTGATATGTTGTATATACTAACCCATCTAGAATACATCTATCCATAACTGCATTACTACCCTTAGTCATCAGATAATTCTCTAAATGGGCATTAAGAATAGCTAATTGAGTCATTCCGTCGCCTTTTTCATTAATATCTAACTTATACTTTCTCTTTACTAAACGCGTAACTTCCGGTATAAATTTAAAATCTTCAAATCTTTTATCTTGCTTAATAGCTTTTAACAGAGTAGTCTTACCTGTACTCTGCGCTCCCGTGAAACTAATAACCATATCCAACTATCTCCTTAAATTGTTCTGTATTGTATAAAATATCTTCTTTCTGACTGTCTGTTACATCATGATCAATTAAATCAGCTAGCATAATAGACGGCTTTTCTTGAAGTCCTAGATCACCATTATAACGAAGTTCCTTGATACCCGCGACTACTGGATTCGAAGTATCAACAGATCTAATTGACCTATCACCGACATAATGTTTAAATTCCTTAGCTAAGGAACACCCGAGTAGGTGATGAGGCTTATTCTTATTCCAGACACCATCCGACTTAAGCTGCTCAATCAATCTACGACGACCGTCGCACCATCTCTCGAGCTTAGTTTTACCGCGGCCGGTAACAAGATAATAACTGAAGTCAAAGCTAATAGCGATATAATCCGCAAAATCTGACATATAACGATAACAATCAACAATTTCATCATATGTCTTACCCTGTACAGCTCCAATTTTTAACCCGGGTAGGTCAGGGTATTTAGCTGTAAAGCTTTGAAAACTCTCCATAGTAGCGTAACCATCTTCAAGTACATCAGGTACAATATAAAAGTTTGGCTTTAATTCTTTCACATACGTAGCAAACTTATCTAGATCGAACGCTTCCCCTAATTCAAAAATACTATTATCGAGTAGTACCTGTCTGCCCATTTTAATTGAATTTTTAAAGAAATTATAATATTCAGGGTATGTTTCGAATAAATGAACTAACGCGTAATCGTAATCATTATATGACCTAGACTCTTCTAGGAATGAGATCGGACTTTCATGTGATATATACATACATATATTATAACCTATAAAACAGGTATTTCAAGTTAAATATATGTATGGCATGTAAAAGTTTTAACATCGATCAGTTGACAGGTAAATTAAAGAAAGTTAACCCGGTTAATTTTGATGAGGTATCTAATAAGGCTAAAAACTTTCAAATTGATACGACTTTTGATAACGCATTGCCTGATATCAATAGTAAGGTATCTAATGCTATTGAAAATTTTAAAAATATATCAACTGGTTCGCTGCCGACCTTAAATATACCAGATTTAGATCCTGCGGCTTTTTTTGAAAAGATTGACAATAAGGTAGATGCTGCACTAACATCATTAAAAGATGTTAGAGGTAAACTTAATATAGAAAACTTAAAAGGTCAGTTAAATCTAGACTCTCAATTAGACTGTATTAATGCAGATACTATATCTACAGAGGAAGTTGCGATTACTCAGAGCGGTATATTCGAGAATATTAAAGGTAGTGTCGGTACGATTTCAAATAACCAGTTAAGAGATTTTAATTTAGATCCGAGTAATCAGATAGCAGTTGTAGATAATATGACAGTAGATACTATTGCTAAAGCAAAAGAAGCTGCAGCTAAAGGAGTAACAAACGCGAAACAAGCATCTAACCAGAAAATTAGCTTAGATAAAATAAAAGGTCTGTAGACTATTAGATTTTAGATCTTTTAACTTCGAAGTTAAGCGGTAAATATATACATACAATGAAGAAATATTACGGTAATTATATAGGAGTTGTTATTCAAAATAACGACCCAGATCGATCAGGTAAGGTGAAGGTTTTCATACCGCATATTTCATCAACTATATATAATGATTGGGTTAAGAGCACGGGTAATAAGAGTATTAAATTTATAGGTACTAACATAGATGAAGATATTACCGGTATTATCGACGACCTAAAGAAAATAACTCCATGGGCAGAGTGCGCTGCGCCGTTAGCCGGTGAAAGCTCTAGCGGTAGATTTAATAACTACAACATGACCGGGAGTGTATCAGATAGTAATTTTTATTCAACGACTACTAATCCAACAGCATCGGGTGATATCGGACAAGCTCCGAGTAATTTATTTGATACTGATATAACATTAAATGATGCATTTACAAATGCAGCTGATAATGTAAATCGACCTAATCCTTTATCATTCGAATATAAACCAAACGCTCATTCAAATCAAGCAAAGGGAGCATTTTGTATACCGTCAGTAGGGTCACATATATGGGTATTCTTCAGAGAAGGTAATCCGCAGTTTCCTGTCTATTTTGCTGCTAGTTTTGGTCAATCGGACTGGGAAGGTATATATGAATCAACTGAAACACCTGGAGTTGATTACCCAGGTACGTACGAAAATAAGAGTGCCGGTATTACAGATTATAATGATAACGTAGAAGCGTATAGAAATAAGTATGTTATTAATCAAAAAGGAGGATCGTTAGAGTTTGTAAATAGTGATTTAAATGAAAAGATAAGATTAACACATTATTCCGGTTCATTCAAAGAAATGAATAACCAGTCAACTGTTGAGCTAGCTAGTAAGAATAGTCAAAAACTTACACTCAATGATTCGTATGAGACAGTGCGAGGTTTTAAGAATGAGTATACTGGTAAGAATTTAGATGAAATTGTCTGTAGAGACAAATATAAAAAGATAGGTTCGTTAAATGCAGAATATTTTGAGAGGTGGAAAGACCTGGTAGGTAGTATACAAGAATTTAAACAGTTGTTCGAGATAAAGAGAACTAATGATAATAGTGTTAAGAACGACGACGATGTAACAGTCTTAAAGAGAAATAGTCTATTACAGGAAAGATCCGGCGACTTTACATCGTATCCTGTTACAGATGGCAGTATACAATACGGTGCGTTAACTAATACAAATAGCTTACCGTCCTATTCTATGATAGCTAATTCGACAGGCGATGGTCCGCAGGATTGGACAGATAGCCAAAAAGCAGGTCCTATTAATTCAAACCCATCTGCTGCCAGTTGGCCTGCAGAGAGTGGGCGTGAATGGGGACCGGGTGGTACTGGTAAAAGCGTATCAACCCAAGACGGTACATGGGATATTGAAGAAAATAAGGATAAGCTAAAGGAAATTATCGAAGCTAGCTTACCAGAACTTACCGAGATAGAAAATGAGCTTGGAATCGGCGGTAGTGAAGTTATTCAAATAACTAAACATAAAATGGAAACTGTCGGAATGTTGATGAATGATTTCGGTAGTATTCGTTTAGATAACATTGGTAAATTAGTTAATAACGAGGTTCTAGTAGACTCAAACGCGGTTTATATGAATAAATCTGATAGTCCGTTAATAGAGTACGTGCATGTACAGGACTTACCAGGCGGTGATTATACATTAAATGTATGTAATAGATTCAATGTTATGGTAGGTGCAGGGGGATTAAACCTC